TATCAAGTTGTCGACCTCAACAACTACGGCTGCAGTATCCTCTGGGTCTTCCACTCCTATCATTGGGTCAGCACCAGTGGAAACTCCTATCAGCCAGATAGGCACTATTGAGGCTAACGCCAAAGCTACAGTAGCAGCGGCCAAGGCTATACCTGAGTCCCTAGTTAAGAAACGGATAGCCAACCAGCGAATACTGATAGGCATCTGGGAAGGGGCAAAGCAGTACCTTCTCGGAACATTCAATGCAAGGTGGGAAGCTGCTCTAAATCGTATGCTGATGAACAATCCCAACATGCAGACAGTAGATGCAATTAGACAGATGGTACTGGAAGTCCTCAACGTGAGAATGGATGATAAGGTGTGTGAGGCTATCAGCACTACACCTGGTCTGATGGGTGCCATATCTACTCACTCTGACATCAAGATAATCAGTGATTTCCTTGATGTCATTGACAGAACAAAGGAACTGGCATACTTCAAGAAATCACTTACTGAGATTGCTGTCCGGTATGCTGTCAAGGATATACTGGATGATATAGCTCTTAGGACTCAGTCATCTGATATAACCACTGTAAAGGCAGCATTACTGGAACTGGGCCTGAGTCAATGGCAGATCGACAAGTCAGAATTCTCTGGAGGGCAGATCAAGATATACTACAGCGCCACCAACCAACTTGGCACATTCCAGTTAACGGACTTTGACGTATACCAGCTAGCAGGTGTGGCAAAGGGCACACTGCTAGACTTATAAGGAGCATCACCTCATGGAAATAGTTGAGAACAATGAACTGAGCCGGATAATGCTAGACCACATAGCCGATATGTACGGCATAAAGACTAAGCGTGAGGGTGTCCATGTCTCTACACTGTTGTACTGCTTGAAGAAGCAGCAAATGGATAATGGAGCAGAAGAAACACGTCTTGTTCCAACTGACCAAGAGGTTATGCTATTTGCTCTAGGATGGGGTCTCCAAGACGTAATGACACCCAAGTCTGCGGAGACCCCTACCCTTGTCAAGGATGGGATAACATACAGGCCTGACTTTGTGTTTGCACTTAAGGACTGGGTCTGTGAGTTAAAGACTACAAGAATGAGCTCAACCAAGGGACTGATGCGACAGTTTCCTGAAGGTTGGGTAAAGTACATGAAAGCGGGATGTCTTATCACAGAAAGGAATACGTATGATCTAACAGTGTTGTATATACTTGGCAACTACAAGCCGCCTTTCCCAGAGATCAAGTCATACCGCTTCACATTCACTGAGGAGGAGCTCAGGGATAACTGGACTTGGATATTGGAGAGGAAGGCTATATATGACTACGCCATGTCCACAGGCACCATAAAGCTTCCCCCTTACACTTTCAATGAAGCATGGGAGTGCAAAAACTGCCGCTATGCGTTAATATGTGACGCAGAATCAAAAGCATTAAAATTGGAGAAGAAGATAGATGAAAATAACGATACCTCAGTGGGTTAAGTGGATTCTATGCAGAGTGTTTGGTATCCATTTCTTAGAAGGATTCTACCAGACGGATATAGTGAGTCCATTTTACGAGGATCATAAGTTTTACAAGGATCATAAGTTCTGCCATATATGCAGAAGGGATAACTTCTAATGCTACAACCGATGATACTCGCAACTTGGGGGCCTGAGAAGACAGGGAAGACTACCCTAGCTCTCACGTTCCCCAGGCCTTTATTCCACATGGACTTAGACGTAGGCGGGTTTGCTAGAGCCGCTTGGCGTATCAACACTGAGGGAATCAAGTCAGTGTCTTATCCGACACCTATGCAGTTGGAGAAGATGATGGGGCAGACTAAGGAAGAAGTTAATGGTAAGTTATTGCTTCGGATGCCTAAGCGCATTATAGGTATGAAGGAGCTCTGGACAAGAATCATCATTGACTACTCTGAGGCTATGCAAGACCCAACCATCAAGACAGTTGTGGTAGATTCAGGGACGCAGTTGTGGAGTATATGCCATAAGACATACTTGCAGGAGCTTCAGGAGAAGCAAATAGCTCAGGGCACTCCTGAGTCTGATATACGCATGCAGTTGCAGTCTATTGAGTATAGTGAGCCTAACGACAGGATGAAGGCATTTCTGTATACCGCTCGGACTTATGGGAAGAACCTTGTACTGAACCATTACCCAAGAGAAGTCTACGCACAGCGCCCTACTGAGCGTGGTATTGAGTCATACGCAACTGGTGCTATGGACATTGATGGGTTCAAGCAGACTAAGGCTCTTGTTGATATGGCTATATACACAGATCAGGTGAAGGGGCCTGAGGGTAAGACCCTAATGACAACGAAAATAACGCTGAGTGGGCTGGGCATTGATCTTCTTGATATGAAGTTTGAGGACTTAACATATGAGAAGCTTGAGGGCTTTATCCACATGGCAAGAGGAGAGAAGGTATGATTGTTAAAGAAGCCGCCGATTTCCTGGGTATAACACATACCCACTTACTCAGGCTTATAAGCTCTGGCAAGTTACCAGCCACCAAGACACTATTACCAGTTTCCAAGGTAGTCATGATGAATGTCTGGGACATAGACGATGATGCTGTGTATGATTATAAGGCGGAGAAATATAAGAATAAGGAGGATATTGATGGTATTAAGTAAAGATTTAGTAGGTAAGGAGATCATTGTACTATCCTTAGGTTCAGCTGTGGTAGAGGGCAGGGTACTATCCGTTGGGAGAGATGAGATTGAGCTAGAGGTCACAGTGACAAAGTCTTCTCAGATGGGCAAGTATACCTACAAGCGCATTGCCCAGATCAATACAGACCTAATCTATGCTATCATGTATGAGAAGGGGGCCTGATAAAAGATGATATTTGTGGACACTAGTGAGCCTGACGACATAGCTGAGTTTATTGCACAGTCTGTCCCTGTAACAAGGGAATCACTAAACAATAAGCTTGTGGCTGATTACTTCTTCCTTGCTGCTGATAGCCACAGAGTCCAAGTTAACCGAACACAGGCAGGTGAACTGCTGGGAAACATTGACAGTTTCGAGGATGAACTGAGACGATATTATAATTCTGCGGAGGAGACTTATGCAATCATCGAAGGAATCATCAGCCCATACAAAATCAGTAATGCAAAGATGCCGACTGAACTTTCCATCCGCAAGTCTGCACCTGCCCCTGGAGCTCTGTATGCTTATGCAGTGTCTACCAAAGGTTGGATTTACAGAGAGCAGCAGTATCACATTTCTAACAAGATGTTTAAGGCTTGGCTCTATCAGATTGACAAGGCAGGCATCAGTGTGGTTTACACTATCAATGATATTGACACTGCTGCCAGCCTCGTGGCTATTTACGAGAACAGCCAAAAGACTGAGCACCAGACCTTGCAACGCTATCTACGACCTAGGATTTCGGTTCGAACTCACAACAAGCATGTGCAAGCTCTTATCAACCTCAGCAGTGCGTATAGACTTAACATTGGTGAAGTCAAGGCCAAAGCCCTTATTGATGAATTTGGCACTCTTGGAGCGATTCTACTCAGTGACCCCCAAGAACTTTGCCGAGTCAACGGAATAGGCATGGGGATAGCAGAAGGATTATTGAAAGCTATAGGAGATACAAGTGAATAACACATTAGCATCTAGATGTGGATATAAGACTGGTTGGTGTCTGAGAGGGCCAAGGAGCAGCTGTTGGCAACTCCCAGACAAGTGCAGGTACTTCACCATGAACCATCCAGACTTCCCTACTGTCACTATGAATAAGGATGGTGACTTGATGGTGATGAGCACTATGCGCTATGACGTAATCTTCTACAACATGCAGGAATTTGAAGCTGCTAAGCCAGGAATCACAAAGGTTGACACTACTGGGTACTGTGAGACATGCAAGATGCTAACATCATTCTGGGACTTGAATGTAAAGGCATATGTATGCTCAGATAAGTGCCGTAACAGAATGTATAAAAAGATGGAGGAGGCTAGCCTTGGCCGATAAGGTATTCGCATCAAATAACAGAACATTTAAGGATAAAGATGACTTCACAATCTACGATTTTCCACCGAGAGATGGGGAGATTAGAAATAAATATTTTCCTGCAGGGATCAAGCATCAGGCAAAGTATAACTTACACATGCTCAAGGAAGTGGTTGACTACGTCTCTGAACCTGGAGAGCGAGTCATGGACATTATGGCTGGTACTGGAGGCATCATGCTCGCTGCTACTATGGGTAGGAAAGTCACTTGCATTGAAATTAGTCCCAAGTGGACTAAGGAGTATATTGAGGAGAACAAGAAGCACATACTAACCATAGTGCCAGATATCAAGGACTCTGACATAATGGTTATTAACTCAGCTTGTCAAGACGTACTGCCACTTCCTTGTGACCATATAATCTTCAGCCCACCGTACTCAATAATCATGAAGAAGAAGACAATAAGTAAGGGGGACTTAACAGATGACTTTTACGGTGTATCCGCAGAAGAGTTTGCTGAATACTCAAACAATCCGGGTAATGTGGGTGGACTCAACAAATTCATGTATACTCAACTTATGGGAGACATATATAACCTGTGTGCAAAGTCAATCCGGCCTGAGGGGACACTTTCTGTTATCATCAAAGATTACATTCAAGATGGAAAGAGACAGTACATCTCCCAGTGGGTTACGACTAGTTGCATAAGGGCAGGACTAGAGGTCAAGGACTGGTTCAAGTGGAATGCACCAGGCGGACCTTTCCTCAACATATACAGATCAAGGGGATGGCCAGTTGTCGAGGATGAAGACATTCTTATATTTGTGAGGCCTAATGCCTGACTTCTTCTACTACGGCCCTGAGACAGACTGTGATAAGAATGATAGGTACAAGACTCTTATCCTTGATGCCAGACCCAAGCTTGTTGCCATCGATACAGAGACAATAAGCCTGGTAGATAAGTCACCAATAGGGTTAGGTATATCTGTTGATGAGGACCATAGCTTCTACTTCCCATTAGTTGATGGGCCTAATGGCTATGTTCCTTGGTTCCTGATACAGGACCCAGAAGTATGCAAGATATTCCACAATGCCACCTTTGACTTAGATGTTCTGGATATGGCGGCATACTCAGCAGGGGCAGGAGACATTGACTCAACCAACCTAGTGGATACATCAGTGATTGCAAGGACAATGCTTGAGCCAGATGTATCCTTGCCTTGGATATGCTGGAAGGTGGGCAAAGAGACGACTGGCATGGCTGATATACTGAAGCGCTTCCACGTATCCACAGCTGATAAGTTGCCCTTACTGGAGGTTGCACTCCACTGTATGCAGGACACTCAGGTAACCTTCGCCCTATATAATAAGTTCAAGGATGATTATGATAAGGGGTACTGTGAGATTGAGTGGCAGATCATTGATATGCTATTCAAGATAAGTAAGCGAGGAATTAAGATTGACCAAGTGCGTCGAGTACAACTGGAGGCTATATATGCAAAGGAAGTTGAATATCTGGAGGGCATCTGCAAGGGGTATGGCTTTAGTCCAGGAAGTCCACAGCAAGTGGGATACATCTTGGCTAAGCGGGGGACGATGCTACCTTTTAATAGAAGAAAGTTTGGTGGAAAGCTCAGCTATAACACATCTGAGGAAGTTCTAGAGTTCTGTCCTGATCCCCTTGCTCAGGTTATTCTTAAGTATCGCCACTCGTCTAAGGCCCTCAACACATACCTTATACCTCTCAGTAGGAACCCCAGGGCCTACACTATGTTTCACTTGGATGCAGCTACAGGCCGTGTATCAAGTAAGGATACCAATCTTCAGAATATACCTACTCCTGACAAAGAGCGCGATATCAACATAAGACATATATTCTTGCCAGACTCAGGAGTATTCACTGACTTTGACTACGTTCAGGTAGAGATGGTAACACTCGGGAATATAGCTAATGATAGAGAGATGCTCAAGGTATTCGATTCACTATATGATTACCTGGATAGGGAGAGAGAACACAAGCTTATCATTGGGGAAGAGAAGCCTGACCTACACCAGAGAACAGCTGACTTCATGGGGATAGAGAGGAAGATTGCCAAGAATGTCGGATTCGGCATGGTCTACGGCGCTACTGCACAGACACTATCAGAGACTGCCAAGATACCAGACCTTGATAGATGCCAAAGGCTCATTGACACATGGTTTAGAAGGTATACTGGTGTCAGGGACTGGATATATGAGCAACAGCGATATGGTCTATATAAGGGGTACATTACCACACTATTTGGTAGGAAGATAAGGATGCCAGTGGAAGAGGGTAATGAGGAATCCATCAAGCGTAAGGCTGTTAACTATGCCATACAGGGGTGTATACCAGGTGCAAGCAGAATTCTGGTACATGGAAAAGGATACATACCAATCAAAAGTGTAGCTGGAGAACATGTAAACTTGTGGGATGGAGAATCATATGTAGGAGCAGATGTAGTATTCAGTGGTAAAAAGCAGAGTGTTATAGTGACTATGAGTAATAACCAGCACTTTATATGCAGTCCTGACCATAAGATACTTACCATGAATACAAGACAAAACAAGGTATGGAAGACACCAAAGAGCCTAAAGATACAGGACAATATATGTATCACAGGTGAGGTAGCTAACCCATGTGGACTGATACAGCTACCAAATGTAATGGTATTATCTCATCCCAAGGCTCCGTATGGAGCAGCTAATACAAATCTAATAAGCTTATCTGATATAAGGGATAAGTTTGATCTTGGATTAGTACTTGGAAGGCTTGCATCAGACGGTAGTGTGAGCAGTAGAAGTTTAGTTTGGATAGTAGCAGAACATGAATTACCAGTACTAGACAGATTAAAGTCTATACTATCAGTATTTCCTGTAAAGCAGCACATAACACCTAAGGGGTTACATTATTTAGCTGTATTCTCTGTACTGCTAGCTAGACAGGTTAACAGTATGGACATAAAAATAAAGGTTCCAGACATAATATGGTCTGATAAGGAATTACTGAGAGGGTTCTTGTCTGGGTGGTTTGATGGTGATGGAGGTATATCTGGAGGAGCGATATGCTTAAGGATGGGGGAACCAACACTATCTACTGGATACCCTGAGGACATACAGCAAGCTCTTCTACTATTTGGGATACGATCCATAGTGTACAGATGGAATGGTAGTATAACTATAAGAATAAGAACAAGGGATAATATTATATTCAAGAATTCTATAGGATTCATCAATGAAAAGAAGCAGAACAGTATACCAACAAATACATCTATAAGAAATAGGTGGCAATCCGAAAGAATACAAGATGTAGACTTTACTAGTGAGTACTCTGACATGTATGATATAGTCAACTCAGATAGTGAGAAGTTCATGGTAGACGGAATAATTACCCATAACTCTGCAGCTGAGATAATGAAGAGAGCTATGATTAAGTGTAAGCACTTGCCAATAGTACTGCAAGTCCACGATGAACTTTTATTCGATGGAAAGGTCGATCTGCAGTTAGGATTGGAGAATATTGCTAGTTTCCGTACACCAATAAGTATTAAGGAGTTGGACAAGTGGGAGTAATGAATAAGTATAATGAGGAAGAAGAGGATGAAGAGGAAGAGGATAAGCCTGAACCGCCATAGTCAGTAACCGTTTATTTCGGCCTTATATGTTCTATATTGATGGCCTGTAATCCACCCGAACGTGGCAATCAAATATACGAGGGTAGGGTGCAGGCTATTAATTTATGGACTATCAGGCCGAAATATTCACCTGTAAATAACGTGCCAGATCATACACCCACCCATGCTAGTAGTTACCCTGCTTCACTGGTACAGATGAAGTGGACTTAGCCAACTGCATCTTATCACGTAATACTGCCCAGAACTGACCATACTTATCGCTAGCCTCTTGCCTCAATCTTCCTGCTTCCTGTACACAAAATGCTGCAATCTGCGCCTTCATTCCTGCATAGTTCATGTATGCAGGTGCCACTGAAGAGCCACCATTGTTGAGTGTGTCTATCAGATCATCTCCAGTACCAAGTAAGTCATCTGCATCCTTGACCAGTTGATCTATCTTCTCATTCAACTTATCGGCCAACATCTGAAGTGCATACCCCTCAGCGCCTATCATAACTACTTCATCAAGGAAGACTGGATATGAGCCATCATCACTATCTGTTGGGGGAGTCTGCTCTGCCGTATAGTATACGAATATGTGCTTGGTCTCAGCTAGGGTAGTTTGGCTCTTAGTGTCTGCACTACCAATGGTCAGGAAGTTGCCCCATCGGGAGTATGAGTTGAAGGATTGGGGAGTCTGGGCAGCTTGGTACTCCACATTCTCAATCCTCAATAGGCCATCTGCAATACTACTGATGTCTATACCAGTCCTTATCAGATCAAAGGTAACAGTGTATGTAGTATTAACTACCATAGCCCCAGCAGTTATGGGGGTGATATACCCAGTTATACAGTCTATACTGTAGTCAGTACCTTCAACATAGGTTGTGGTAAGTAGTGACACCACAACTGTTGATGGCTTAATGTAAGTGTACCCTATACTCACTGGTGTTGCCTTCACAGCTGCATGAGTTGTGAATGTAGTACTTACACTAAACAGTGTGGTAAAGTCAGCTACCTTCTGCTGTGGCAAGACTCTTGTAAGATCAGATACAGCCTTCTCCACACACCTAGGCCACTCATCCTCCTTAGTGAGTGTTGAGTCACCAATATCGAACTTCATCTTCTCAACCATAGCATCTAACTTCATAGTAACCTCCTATTAGTATACTTAAAGTTCTCCCACTATCCAAGGCATAGAAATATCAATTGTGCGGTTCCAGTTGGGGAACCTATTTTAGTCCATGATAAAGTAAAACCGTCAGTATTGTAAGATGATACAGATGCTAACTGAAGGGTAGCCCCAAAAAGGGTAGCGATATATAAAAGTGCGCCATTATTATAGTCCCAGTTTGCAGATGTGCCTGAACAGAGTATGCAGGATGCTGTTCTATTACTATCGCTTAACCCAATACATAAAGAAACTGTATTGTCTATAATGGCAAGCGCTATTATTGCTTTAGGTGGGAAACCTGCGCCTGTATAAGATACTGAACCGGTTGCGGCTGTCATGCCCCTTGTGCCTGTGATTACTTTGGCCTTCAGTCCGACGTCACTTTTAAACGCTAATTCCTTATATATTGTTGTCGCCCACACAAACAATGCCTTGGCATCGGTACGCCATTGCAGGGTCACGCCTTGGGGATTATTGCCAAAGTCAGCCACAGCAGCTTGGAGTAGTACACCGCTCTGCACATCTTCCAGCGAATTGATAGCGTTGACCAGAAGCGCCTCATTCACCTGTAAATCCACATTGGCGCCTGCACTATGAAGAGCATCCGTTGTGCCGTTTTGCCCACGGTTTAAGACACCCGTAATTGGATCATAGGCTATATATTCATCATCAATGAGAAGCAACTGCATTACATATTTAAAAAGTTTCGTGACGTCAGTAAATGAGGCGGTGGTTGCCCCCGCTACAAGGTCTGCCGATAAAGTTGTCATTATCATTACACTGGTCCTAAAAGCAACGTTTGTATATTTTTCATTTCCAAATTGTTATATTCCAGTTTGAATCCCATTATCCTGTGGTTCTCGCCAGGGGAAGGCTTAGAACACACTGCATCTTCAAAATTAAATACATCCAAGAGTTCCAATCCGTAATGAGGGCTCTGTTGTGAAATGCCCTGCGAATCCTTAAACCGGCTGTCGTACTGTAAATTCTCAGCTATAGTGTTAGCATCGTCTATTGAGGTAATGGAATCATCAGTACCCACGTTTAATTGCGTACCATCGCCGCTGGCTGTATATTCTCCATACACGGGATTACTCGCATAATCCGATCCGACAATATACACAGTTTTAACGGGAAGAGGTTCACCCTTGAATAACGAGACATTACAGGGATGCTTTCGGATAACCACGAAATCAGCGTGTTCCAAAGATATACCTATTTGCTGTGTTGCCAGGTCGCCATATTCACTGAGGTTCCAACCATCTACAATATCGAGTCCCATAAATAGTGTTGGCAGATCCATCATCTGGCCGTACCAAACCATGTAACCACTGTGGGGCGTAACTGTCATAGCAAGCATTGGAAGATCAATTCCATATAGAGGGTCAAAGGAACTGCCGTATCCGTCTACCCAACCATCAACACCAGAGTCCGTCCAGCCAGTGAAATTACCCGTATAGAGTTTGCCGTCCGCATATGTATCGGTAGTGCCGCATATCCAACAGTATTTATTAGATGAATCCCCGCCGTCTGCATGAATCCAGATTGCCCATACTTCGTTAAGTAACACCAAAGGATGAATATCCCAAACCACCTCATATTGCGCGCCCGCGGTATTGGTGGTTACATTGGTATCATCCAAATATCCAGTAGCTATTACAGGCAGAACTCCGACACCACCACTGGTACGCAGGGCATTAACTGTAAGTTTTCCAGGAGTTCCTACCTTATATAATTTCAGTAAAATATGATCCAAATTATGATTGGAAGTAGATTTTAAAGTCTGTTGCGCCTGGTAGGTAGCACCGTAAATATCCTTCTCTGCACCGGTTGGGTTTATGATTATATTTGTATCAGAATAAGTGACTTCAATCCTGAAGGCATATTCAAAACCACTATAATATAAGGTTCCTATTACGATACCTTTAGGATCATACTCTTTATCAGACTCTGTATCGGTTAATTTGCACACTCCAATAAGGGCGTCTATATCGCTCCATGACCATGCCACCGAAGTAGAGGGATTCACGGCTAAATCATAATAAGATTCAGCATCAGTTTTGTTTCCGCTTAGATAATCTGTACTCCCTATCCGGATGCCTATGTTTGCTATAAATCCAGTTCCACCTACATCCGCTATTGCTCTTACATTTGTAATAGTTCCGGATTCTACTACATGGTTGCTCATGTTGTAGTGGTCAGTTCCTGTCCCATTACTGATTTTACAGTAGTCGGACTGATCGAGAATAATATCATCCACCAGGGACCAGTGAGCTGTACCCGTTGATGGCGTAAGGGTATTGCCTGCAGCATTATCACCGGTTGGGTACAGTGTTAAAATCACTGGCTAACCTCATTGAGACTTCTTTATTCCAATCTATCGGGAATCGAGACTCTCTAATTGTTTTCACATAGAAGCCATGGCCCTCTGGGCAATTCCCTGTCTTGTATTCCCCACCTCGCAATTCCTCAAAGGACCGTGCCTTCTCGGGTTCCACTACAGTCTGGGCTTTCAGCACCTTATGATCGCTTTGCAGTTTAGCTACAAGCGGATCATCTTCTTTTAGGGGTTTGCTTTTAAATGTGGACAGATCCATATAATGAACCAGAAGATAATACGACATCACATACAGGTATCGGTAATTTGCCGAACTCCCCGTCCATAAATCCATCCAGGACTTTCCCTTGTCACAGGTTATCGTACAGGGTGGAGTACCATCGAACCCTTTGCATTTATCACACACCTTCGTATATTTGAGGCATTCCATTAATTCGGCAAGGCACATCTCATCGTTAAATTCCATGAAATGCTGCGGAGAAATAAAGCCGAAGGAAAGTAAATCGTGGTCGCGCTGTCTTACAAGGTGTCCCTTCTCTTCCCGAGATTTCTTATCATCCAACTTACCGGAGGCACAGTCATCTATTATTTTTCGGCAGGCCACCAAGCGTGTAATATTTTCTTGGTTCAACTCTACGTTCACGTTCTTGCTCCATCTTAATGTGTACTTTTATCTCAGGAAGATCAATGGTCAACGGTTTGCCTTCAGGCCAGATAATCTCAGGGACTGGTTTCTTTTCGATCATTATGCTCCTACTACAGCTACAAATAACCCAGAAGATGGCACGTTAAATTGAACAGGAGATGCAGCAACCGATATGGTGGCCCCCAGGTCATATAGGGCAATCAATTTCTTGGCGGCATCAGTAGCAGGCGTAGCATCCATGAAGAACAAATACCGGATAGCGGATAGAGTTAGCGAAGCCCAATAAGGATTGGCGAGGTCAAAGGTTGTGGCTCGACTGGAATATGTTAGAGTCTTATTGCCGCAGACCACACCGCCTTTTACATAATTGCCTGTGGCTGCCTGCTCATAGGCGGTGACATCGGCATATGAAGTCATGGTATCCTGATTCGGGGTGAACGTAGCCAGCAATATCCCGCATTTAATGGAAGTTCCAGCTGCCGCCAGGTCGGTATACAGTCCGCGAAAAGCCAGTAGCGGAACCTGTCCTAATAAATATCCTGCCGCCATAGTAGCATCTCCTTATGTGTATTTCGGGAACAACATGTGGGCAACCGGGTCATCTCCTTCAAGCGGATTCTTCAATATGCCCCTTGTGCCCCTAAATCTTAGCTTATCAGTTATTTTGCCACTGAGCAATTGCCGGACTATACTGGCTCCTATTGTGCCAGTCTTGATGTCAAGACGCGGGTAAAATTCCGTTATGAACCTGGAACGGGATTCGTACTCTAATGTGCATCCTATCGCATTGACTATTTTTTCAATAATCTGATAGGCGTTATACCTGGTAGTCGGATATAGCGGATTGTATTCAAGTTCATTAAAATGGACCGGATTGGGAAAAGTATATCCTTCCAACTTTCCCCAGCCATCAATGCAATAGATATGGAAAGTGGCAAGGTTATCCTGCCGACCATACCCGTAATTGTAAATAAAATACTCGTTTATCTCACTGAGGTATTCCGTTCCACCTGAGTACAGGCCACCATAGACTTTCACAAGGCTATCGGCTTTCAAGTTAGCTATCGCGCCTGTCCCTGGCGCAGCATATTTCCCAGTGTTATTCACCAATACCAGTTCAACGTCAGCGGCAGTATGCACTCCCTCAGTAACATTTACTTGTAGAATTTCTTCCCGTGTAATGGATAAAGTGGTTGCCCCTGCCCCTGCGCCTGCAGTCGGGACGGTCCAATATTTCGGCTTGGGAGCGCTGTACACATAGCTGCCGCTCACCCCAAAGATATAGTCATCGTTATAAACCATCTGCATAGCGTAAGGTGCTTTCAGCCCATAAGCCTTATAAAAGACCGCTTCTTTCACCGTCATATCCTCACGCATAACATAGAAAAGCAACTTGTCGATCTGACTACCTTCCCATATTAGACCGAAGCCAGGGATGTATTGAGTGTAATGATATCCCTGCATACCAGCAGCCAGGGGTATTTCAGCGTCATAGCCATACCACGCCATGCCTCTTGTTAATCCATTGGTTGGGCTTGCTTCAGGCGCAGAATAGTCATAGCCAGGATCGGTTTGTGTTGTTGTCCTAATCCTCTGGCCGACTGCATTACCCTGTCTTGCCAACATATTAAAAAGACGATTGGCCTTTAGATCGGGTGTATAGGTAACGGTTTGCTTATCTCCCGCATACTCATACCAAGGTGCAGGCGCAGAGAATTTGCTTGGATTTTTATTTACCGCTGCCATATCCGCTGCTATTGCCTGTTCGCCAGTTAATCCAGCAGTCGGCATACGTCCATTGGGGACCCAATCTCCAAGACTTCTTGTTAGTGTTACATTCTCCAGTTCTTTGAGTTTCTCCGTTATATCGGTGCCTATTCCACCACCATTAAAATATGAGAAATCCCCGAAGGAAGTTATTTCCTCATAGGCGTCGGATATTTTCAATCCAGAGTTGCCACCCCCAACGTCTAATGCCTGGTTAAAATACCACTGTCCATAATCAAATACTCCACCGTTGCCAAATGCCGCCCACATAGTACGGAAATGCACATTGCCACTGCCAGCACCATCTTCATCCTTTCCTTCATCTTTAACCGTCATAGGAACAAACCAATCGCCCGTCCCATCTCCATAAGGCACATAAGTTAATTCAGCAGAGCACAGAACGGGAACCGTGCCGCCAATAAGCCATAGCCTCGGGCAAGAAGGGGCCACGGTATATGGACTCTGATCGTAAGTCCCGACCGGCACTGGCAAAGGCGCTCCTGACCATGTGCCGTTGATTCTCGTCCACATGACAAGGGCATTGGTTCCCCCACATACCCCCAATATCGCCACATCGTCGCTATTATATTTATAAGCCACCCGAACCCACATACAGGTCGTTTGCGGCACTGCGCCACCCTGTTCATAATCTGGAGTAGCCAGATCGGTCCATAAACCATCATTGAAAGTGGGAGAGTTGCTGCCAAAACTGACACCATCATCGACTGATATCCTGAAAGCTGGGGTGAATCCACCCCGTGCCTGAATGATCTCAGACTTAATCTTGCAGGCATCTAAACCACCATTATTCGGATAATAAGTTTCGGCAACGAAATCTGAAGTATCTGCGCCAAGCCAATCGGAGAAATCAGTATCAGGTCCGGGATTGGTATACCGGTGAACCACATCGTTTATATCAATGATTATGAGTGTACCGGCATATGTACAACATACTTGAGGGCCGACAATCTCACCGATGGTTTTTTCACTGATATTAAATACCATGTGTCCTGTATAGGTTGGACCATCATAAAATCCAGTCCATAGCCGATTCCAGTCTAGAGAACCGTAGGTAATGCCGGTCGGGGCAGCAGGGGCGCCAAACGTCCTTACACCAAGCTTATAAGATGGCTTGGTGTTGAACTCAGTTTGTCCGTCACGGAGTTCAGAGGATAGTAACTGCATTATCCTAGTATATCACCCCTACCAGTTATTCTCTTTGCAATATGATGAGAAGCAGCAGCCGCATCTCTGGGGCTAAATCCATTCTGGAGTAACGTATTGGTTGACTCCCATACAGCAGATCTTGCTGTCATAATGTCTGATTGGGGAGTAAGCTTATG